ACTTTAATTAGCAAAAATGCAATCATTAATAGTACAACTACTATTACATATTTTAACCAATATTTCATATTATATTTTATTTAAAATTATACTTATCTGTATTCCAGCTCTTCTTAGATGTACTCAAGTATCATAAGGCATAGGTGTATCACAGAATGACAAACCTAAAACGCCAATATCTTTATCCTCAGTCTTTAAATAAAATACTGCTATTTCATTCACTCTGTTGGATTTAAATGCATAATATAATCTTGGATCATCTGCTTCTAAACTATCTATATTACCAAACCATCCATCATTCTTAGAAAACTCTATAATTGAAGTATAGTCAGATAACAGGAAATCTTTATAATGGCTACTTACAGATCTTATTCCTGGTTTTACTTCCTCTGCATTCATTACTCCATAAGTAAATGGAAGTCCTCCTAATCCAGTAGTTCCATTATGATATTCAATAACCCAAGCTCTATCAGCATTGGTACTTTGAAGCAATTCTTTAAGCTTATATTTAATCTTTAAAGTTGCTTCATTTCTTGCAATAGTTTTAGAATTGTGAGTTTGTTCAATATAGGTTACAACCTTATTATAAACAATAGATGGATTAAGTGTAATAACCATTACATAGGATATAAATATTAATCCAATCCCTGCTTTAAATATCTTTAGTAATCCATATTTATCTACTCATTCTAATACCTTTCCAAACCAGTTTAATTTATTTTCCATTACATATTATACTTAAAGGTATATCCTTTAGTTTGTTTTTGTCTGCCACTTAAAACTGAAGATATTAAAGAAGAAGTTATGTTTAACTCTCTTGCTGCTGATCTTATACTTTTATAAGATTTTATAAATCTTCCATCTAAAGTGTATTGACTAATAGCTTTAGTTCCATAGTTTTGATTTTTCTTGCGTATTAATTCCTTAGTTTCTTCTGAATGATGCTTCCCATAAAATGGATTTTTATTTCCTATTCTAGTTTTAGCAAATTCAGAAATAATAACTTTAGTTTCATTAGAAACTATAGGATGATTACTTGTGTCAGTTCTATTATAACCAAATCTTAAATCTGTAGTATTATAATAGCTAAAGAAGTATTTTTCAAGATATTTCATTTCCGATTCACTATTTACATAATAAATAGTATGTTTAATATTGTTTCAACCGTACTTTTTAATTGGTCTGTAAACAAATTGATCTTTATATCCTTCTCCACCTCTTCATCTACTATTTACTGACTGAGTGGTTAATCCAACATATCTTTTACCATTTGGAAAAGTATGAATATAAACTACATACTGTCTTGACATAAGCCTAATGTGTTGTCAACTTGGAAATCAGCTCTAACAAACACTCCGCAGGTAATATCTTTGAACTTTTGATAGAATGGAGTATAAATTAAAGGATAAGCTATTTCAACTTCTGGATATTGGTTATTAAATCGGTTAATTATATTAGTTAATGCTAATATTCCAGCTGATTGCTCTTCAAGCTGATTATTATCAGTTTCATCCCATCTTGCTATAAAATAGAGATTTAAAGAGTAAGTAATAGTATCCTCATCCATATTAAATGTATTTGGAGTTATATAAAATACATTATATTCAATAGTTGGGATACTATTAAGTTCATATATATCCTTACTTCCTACAAAATTAATATTGGGTTCTTCAAGAGCACAAGCTTTTAAATTGTTTATTAATTCAAAATACGTCATCTTACTTACTCTTTTTATTGTTATCACTTGAAGGGAAATCATAAGCTCTTTGCAGAGGACCTTCACAAGAATTATATCTCCAACCTTTACCTCTTGCTCCACCAAGCCAAATATTGCAAGATGAGCTAGAATAAAGATTGGGAAACATATCCTTTAATGGCTTATATGTATAAAGCTCAGGGAATTCATTATAATATGTAATTATAAAGTCCTGTAAACGAGTCTTAAAGAAATCCGCCTTATCTCTATAATACTTCTTAATTTGATTTACTTGACTTGCTTCAGCAGCAATATCTTTCTCATCATCAGTTCTCATAACTCCAAAATTACCAAGCTTATAAGATATAGGAATTACTATCTCACTAAGTACTTGATAAAGTAAATAAGGCTGAACATAATAGTCTAATAGCTCTTTATATCTGTAGTTATCAGAATCATCAATAGAATCACTTGGAAGTGGCTCAGGAGGCTCTATTGGATGAACTGGGGTATGAGGATCAATCCAATTAATACATTTCTTTTGTAATGCTTCCAATAGCTTAGTACCAATAGTTGACTGAAGCTCTACATCTTGAGCCAACTTAATTGCTGATTGAAGATACTTGCCAGAAACATTATTATCTAAGTTAGATTCAGATTTGATGTAATCTTCACTAATTAGAAGTACATTTCTAAAATCCATTTGTTCCATATTATTCAACTATTTTAGAATCAGCTGTATCTAAGCTAAATGGTGTAATTGTGATAGAATTCTTCATACCAAAGATTTTGTCAAATGTATCACAAATCTCTTTTTGCATAGGTTTAATCATCGTTCTATTATATAGTTTAAATGATGAATTAAACTCTTGCTCATTAAATCCAGTAGAATCAGAGTTTATTCCAAATAAGTTAGGATTAGCTCTAAATGCGCAGAATATCTGTTCTCTTGTCCTATCAGATAAAGCACTATATTTCTCATCAAAATCATCAGAGTCTAAACGCTCAATAGTAGTCTTATTTGTTTCATCATCATTATATGAAATAAGAACTCTACCAGCATTTTGAAATCCTGAGAATTTCTCATTGATATTCATCTCAATCTCTTCTTTAACTTCGTCTGTAGGCTGCCCATTATTAAAATTAATAATAAGATTGCCCATAAATCCATTATGAAGAGAATTTAGATGGAACTCATTAATATTCTTCTCAGTTTCGCAAGATAGGATAGCTGCACCATAAACAGGGACTGGATATACCTTTCTTGTTATATAGCCCTTATTATAAACAACACTTGTAGGATTATCGTCTGAATAATTAAATTTTGGATATTTGATAGCTTTAATAGACCAAGCAGACCAATCATCGGCATAATAGAATACTTCATTCTTTTCATCAGAACGAATCTTCATAAAGTCAAGATGATAGATCTCTGAAACTCTACCTAACATATCTCTAATTATTTGTAAAGCATATCCTCCAAAAATCATCTTATCTTTAGATACTTTACGCATAATATCCATAATAGTCTCACCTTTCTTATTTACAGTTATTTCAAATCCTGGTGCATTACATACAACATCATTACCAACAATAAAGTCAGCAGTACCATTAATGATAGATTGAAGAGTAGCTACATTTAAATATAAATCCCATAAATATACAGGATAGCGATTATCTTCACCCCAAGAAATATAGTCCTTACCTCTAACTTTACCTTCTACTGGCAATACGATGTTTGATACAATTACTGGATCAATTGCACTTAATTGTACTTTTGTTTTATTTTCGCTCATAAGCCGTATATTTATTTTGTTTATCGTATTGGTATTTATTATTCTGATAATCTCCAACTCTTATTAGTCCTGAACTCAATACAGGTATAGGTTTACCAGCAACTAATATCTGCGTTCCTGTAGTAAGAGTATTTTCATAAGTTACCAGAATAACTGGATTACCATATAGCTCTGACTGCATAGGATTATTTACATCTACAATTACTTCAAGTTTATTTGGATTACTAAACAGAATATACTGATATTCACCATCAGGCATATCATCAGATAATGTAATATCAAACTTATAGTAGATATTTTCAGCATAATTCTGATTTTCAAGGTCAAATAAATAAACTTCCTTTGTAATCGTATTCTGCATTAACAAAGTATAGTTCATATTTTGCAATGGTTTTACGTTAATTTACATATCTTTTTCTTAAAATATAAAAGACTATGTATATGTATTAACATAAAAATAGGGAGAATAAAATCTCCCTAAATTTACTATGCAGAAGCTAATGTCCAGTTCTTAGATGCAGCTAAAGCTTTTTGTTCTTCTGTAATGGCATTAAATACAGAGGAAGCAAATGTAATAGTTTGAGTTGCTTCTGAACTTAGATCAGCTGCTTTATTAAGGATATTATCTATAGCATTACTATTTAATGCGTCTAATAATCTCAAATCTAGATCAACTCTTAGATTTTCAATTCCTTCCATATCAGTTACAGTACTATTTATACTACTTCAACTATAATCAAATCAGTTAGTAAAATTCTGGCCTTCTGTAACTCCAGTTAAATCTCATAATGGAAGTGCCGTAATATTAGATGGAAGCTGCGAATATATACCATTACATTCCATTCTAATGCGAGAATTAACTGCTTCAATCTTTACATTGGGTAATGCTGTAATAGTATTTCCTAAACTTGCAAAAGTGGAATTAAATATTACATACGCATTGTCTATACTTCGTACAATAAGATGATTACAAACAACATCAGCATATTGGAACATATAAGACATATCATCAAAGCCATTAGGAGAAGATACTACTAATGTATCTAAAGTCATAGCTGAAGCACTAAAATTATTGAACATATTATTTCCACCAGATATTATAATTTCTTGTGGGAAATCAATCTGATTTACAGATGCTCCAGCTAACATTTCATTACAATCATAGGCCATAGAAGTATTCCAAATAGGAAATAGGTTTATATAAGCTCCAGTAGAGACCATTTCCTTAAAGAAATTTTTAGTGCTATTAACTGTAGAAAAACTAAATTCTAAGTTATTTAATTGTTCATTTGTAGGTTTTGAATATGCTAATGTAAGTCCATAATCATTCAAATTAACCTTACCTCCTCCACCTCCAGATATTTCTCCAATCTTATCTGCATAGCTTCTAAAGGTTGCAGTATCCTCAACAGCTACACCTTTAGCTACAATAGCATCTTTAATAGCACTCTTAGTGCCTTCAAGATACTCTAATTTATCACTTATAGTATTTGCCATATTAGATTACCTCACCATTAATTGTATCAAGAGTAGTTGAGATAGTTCCGATTTGTGCCTGTAAAGCTTGAATAGCAGCTTCTAATTCTGAAACCTTAGCATTATATACTTCTAATGTTACATAATTAGATAGTTCCGATTTGTCTGCTTTATTTGCATCTAATGTCCCAACTTCCTTATCTAATGCATCAATCTTTAGTTCATCCTCTTCTTGCTTGCTTTCAATAGCTGTAATCTTAGAAGAATTGTTTCCAACTTCACTTTCAACAGATGCAAGCTCTTCTTTAGTAGCAAAATCCTCAGTACTTGGAATATCTGACTTGAGAGCATAGTTAGAAAGATCAATAGATAGATGTAAATCTTCACCCTCTCTATTAAATGACATAGGAGAGTTTACTTGAAATACTTCCATCTTAGATGTTTCTAATTCAGTAATATCATTCTTAATTGGCTCTAACTTAGGTTCAAGTATAACATCCAACTGAGAATTAATTTGCTCATCAATTATTTCAACAGCCTTATCTTCTGAAATGTAATTACCTTTAGGTTGAAATCTCGCATCTGCTTCAATCTTTGTATAAGAACCAACTGGAAGCTGAGCTGTCTCAATACCACATTTCTTACTAACATAGAAGGTCTGAGTATTCTTAGTATTCTTTAATATAATCATAGTTTTATTATTTAAGAGATTCTTCAATAGCCTTCTCAGCTTGTTCTTTATAAACCCTGTCTTGTTCCAGAGATATTTCTCTTAGATGAGTTAAATCGCAATCTAATGGACAAATACACTCTTTAAATGAGTTATACCCTTTAATATCCATTTCGTCTTTATAGTTAGTCAGAAGCATACTATCTTCAGGCTTAACTACTTGATACTTTTCTTTAATTTCAACTTTCATATTAGTATGTTACTGACCAGCCTTTACTGGTGATTTGTGATTTTTGTTCCTCTGTTAATGAATTATAAACACTCTCTGCAAATTTTAGAACTCCAGCAATTGATTCTCTTGGAGTAGCTAAATTATTAATTATATTCTGTACTGATTGATTAGTTAACTTTGGGCTATCTTCAAAATTTAATCCAGCAACGGAGTTATTAGTAAAGCATTTTCCTATATCTTTAAACCCTCCAACATTTTCTAAATTAGATAAATTATTAAACGTAAGATTTAAATATTCCCAAGAATATGCATCATATAAAGGCATAGTAGTTAATGAAGTACAACCATCAAATAATCTGCTTACATTAACTGTACGACCTGCTGAATAATTATTATGAGGGAAGGTTATATTTGGAGCAGTAATTAAAGATCTACAATTTCCAAACATCCAGTTATAATTATATATCTTAGAACCATCAAAATCTCCTATAATGGTAGTTAATGAAGTGCATCCTTGTAAGGTACAATAAAAACCGCCCATATTGTTTAATAGTCCTAATTTATCTTCTCCACCTTCAACCATTCCAGTATCAAATGTAGTTAAATCAGCACAACTTTGAAAAAGTCTCATAAATACTACATTATCATCATTAGATGCAGGAACATTGAATTTTTTGTAATCCTCGTTAGTAACTACAGCAGAACCAGTAAATGCAGAGTCATTTGAAGGATTTGGATAATATCAGCTTTTTACACTGTCTATATTACAATCCGTTACAGGTTTATCATCTAATAAAAGTATTTTAACTTGACTTCCAAATACTGGGTCTATAAAGGTTATAGGATTACAAGGATCAATAGGCCAGACTTTGGTACTGCCCACATAAATGGCAGTACCTTGTCTGTTACCTACATAAAAAGCTTTTAAATTATCTCGAATATTCATATTACTCTACAATTAAATATTGAGTATTTGGATCTTTACTTGAAATAGCATCATATTCAGACTGAGTTACCACAAGAATAGTATGAACTTGTGATTGAGTTCCACTTCCATAAGTAACTGGATTAGAAACATTCTCAATATCTATATTTCCACTACCTAATAAGCTTTCTCCATTAACTGTCTTGATATTTGTTCCACTAACTAAAGTGTCTTGTTTATTTCCTAATCCTGCATTTAATTCAGTTTCCGTAACATATTCATCAGGAATAGAAGTTAAAAATCCACTATCATTAGTAAGCTCAGATGTCTTAGTTGGTATACCTAAATCCTCAAGACTCTTATTACCACTAAGTTCAACAGAATTGATTTGAGGTTTATTTGTTAACTGAGTATAGTCAGTAGTCCCTCCACTACCAGATATTTCAAGATTACCTTCTCCTAAAATACTTTCACCATTAATAGTCTTTATATTAGTCCCAGAGACTAATTGCTCCTGATAACTATAATAACTAGTATCTGCTGATACTCCAGTTGGAGTAATAGTAGTTCGAACTACAGTATGATTAACTGTAGTACTTTCAAAATGGAAAGTAGCTTGAATATTTTCTCCTGAAACAAAACATACTTCTGGAGCTGCTATATCACCATAACCTAGAATATTTACATAATAAAGCTCAAATGGTGTTTTATTAGCTATAGCATTCTTAACAGCAGCGAAATCTCCAGAAAGATGAGTAATGGAATTTATAAATAGAAATGGAATATTAGAACCACTTTCAATTTCTATATTACCTTCTCCAAGTAAAGACTGACTATTGATTGTTTTGATATTAGTTCCACTTACAAGTAAATCTTGCTTAGTAGCCATCTCTTTATCAAGAGAATCAATCTTATCTCCATCTTCTTCTTGTTTTGTTTTAATAATTGATATATCTGAAGTATTAGTTGCTACTTGAGTAGATAAAGATTCTACTACAGAAGAATCTGCTTTACCTGCAAGTTCTGTTTTTGTTGCATAATCTCCTACAGGCTGTTTAGTAGCAAGCTGCTCATCAACATAAGTCTTATCTGCTTTACCTGCTAAATCTCCAGAAACCTCTGCTTCAGTTACAAAGTTAGAATCATTAGTAAGCTCACTAACTTTAGTTGGAATATCACTCTTTAAAGCATAATCTCCTTTATCTTGTTTTGCATCAATCTTACTTTGTAAAGAAGATCTTAGAGTCTCAATTTCCTCATTAACTGAATCGTTAGTTGCATAATCACCAACTGGTTGGTATCCAGATAAATCTACAGATAACTGAGTCTTATCTCCATTAAAAGCTAATGGAGCTTGTGGAGTAAATACACCTTGCTTAGCTGCAAGTTTCTCATCTATTTCATCTTTAGTATATCCTTTATTAGTAAGATCAACCTCAGTAACTTTAACAGTCATATTACCATTATTTACTAAGATTGCATTAATAACTACTAATACACCATTATCTTGGAAATAATAGCCATATAAATCAATAGTTTCGGGATGCTCAATAGTTGCAACAGGAATAACTATAATATCACCTTTATATGTAATCTGGCAGAATAAATAGAAGTCCAGATTAGTTCTAATAAAGTCATAGATATGTTTCTGTCTTACAGGATCATTCTCATCTAAATTAAGTAAGAAATGATTCTCAAAAGCAGAGATTACATTATCTATAATAGATATATTCTTTCCTGCTGTAAGCGTTTCCTGTTTTGAAGCTATCTCTTTATTAATAGCTGTATTTAAAGCATCAATTTCAGCTTTGGTATATTTATCTGCTAATTGTGCATATAGAGGACCATTAACAATACCAGCTTGATTAGTCTCTGTATTATATATTGGAAGTTCAACTGCTTCTCCAGTTTGATTACCAAATACAGGAGCTAAAGTAACTTTAGATGGGACTGATTGAATATTAATGGCAGGTACGATTGAAGCTGCTCCAGATAATTCAGTTCCATTTAAAGATGGTTTGTTACGAATAGTATTATAATCTGCAGAAATAGTATTCTCTTCAATTACTATACCGTCACCTTGGTTTAATTTATTCTGTTTAGAATTTAATGCACTTTCAGTAGCTTCTTTTGTAAGATAATTATCTTCAACTCAATTTTCAGTAGCATATCCATCTAAGCTACTAATAAACCCACTATCATTAGTTAATTGTGAAGTTTTTGTTGGTATCTCAGATTTATCGGCTTTATTGGCAACTGCATCTGAAATTTCAGTTGTAACCTCTTCTTTAGTTGGATAATCAGCTAATCGTTCAGTTATCTGATTATCAATATTTTCAGCACTTGGAATAGTACTCTTTATTTGCTCTAACTCAGAATTAATAGTAACAATATCTTCAGATGACGCTAATCCCAACTCTTCCGAAGTCATATTACCATTTAACTCAATACCATTGATCTCAGGTTTATCCTGAAGATCAAAATAGCTATTAGTAGCTAACTGAGAACCATCCATAACCTTAACTTCATCATCCTTGTCAATAACAATAACTTTAGTCACATTTGACTTATCTATTGTTTCGACTTCAAGGACATTAAGATAAGGAAGAATTGTCTTTTCAGTTTCGTTTGCCATATTATTTTTCTATAAAATATAAATTATTCATTATGTGGTATATAAACAAAATAAGGGGCAAGTAAATTAATACTCGCCCCTCTTCTGTTGTTAAGCACCTACAACACTTTGGATAGCTTCTGCACTCAACTCATAAGGATATGATTCAGAGTCAGTAGCTAAAGTCAGCGTATAAGCATTCTGATCACCTTTTGCAGTACCAGTAACACCCGTACCAGCGGAAGCGCTTACATATTCATCTTTTCCTAAGAACCAATATTTGCCATTAGAATCTTCTACAACAACTACAAGTTGTCCAATAGAAAGAGCAGCAATCTCGATTCTTTTCTTAGTCTCCATCTTTGTAAATACAAGAGCAAGCTCATTACTTACATAGTTGGTTCCTGCAGTTTCGTCAACGTTCAATGTTGAGGTTAGAGAACCAGTACCTTTGCGGAATTGGTAATTATACCATTTAGCATCTTCTTCAAGAGTAATAGCTGAGATTTGATTAGTCTCATCATCTACAGTTACACTCTTAACGTTATCGTACTGAGTAATCCATACCTGTTTGATACCACCAAGCGAAGATTCGCAATCCAGGGTAATACCAGCGATAGTTATTAAACAAGCCATATAATTTCAATCTTATTTAAAGTTAAACTCTATTGAAATTAGGCTTTGGCACCAAGAACTACCTCATCAGGGAATGCAACCTGTACGCCAGCGTTAAATTCAATAGCTAATCTAAATTCGCGGAAATCTTGTGAATACCACAATTCAAACTTCTCTTCATCGTTCATCATATCGCAACCATAGAAGAAGTTCTTATCTAACTGACCAGCAACAATCTTATCAGTTCCATTAAGACCATTAACAGCGATTACTTTAACCTGCGAACCAGGAAGCATAATCTCACCGTTAAGATTCTCACCACTATAATGGTAGTAGTTCTTAGCAACTAACTCCTGGATAAATTTACGGAAAGTATCACTGCCAACTAAGATAGAAGCACCATCCAGAACCTTCTCAGGAATAGCGTTATAAACAGCCATAATGTCATCATAAGCAGATGCTCCAGTAATCGTTACATCAACAGTACCAGCATCATTTTTTAAGATCTTTAACAGACCATCGAAATAGCTAAGGTTGTTCGTACTAGAACTAGTATCACCTTGCCAGATAGCGGTTTCAATAGCGGCTTTAACATTCTCAACTACACCACTAATAAAGTCCTCTTCGAAAGGAAGCGTTTTCTGACCAGCAGCAACGCGAACCTGATACTGAGTCCAATATTTAAGCATAGCTTTGTCGCAATAAGCCATATTAATCTTGATATTTCCAGTCGTAAGAACTCGTTGTGAAAGAGTCTGCGTTCCAGCCTCATCCCATCCACAAGTCAGACCATCTCTAAATTCAACATCAGTTGAAAGTAAGTTAAGAGCAGCTGAAGTTTTAATATCAGTCTGTAAGTTAAATAAACTAGCACTCTTAGCCTTTAATACAGCCTCTTTTATCAATGGAAGACGTCTCTGCTCTACATAAGCAGTAAGACTAGTCATTACAGGACTATTTGCCATAATTTTATAAATAATTTAATAATTAACCAATAAAGTTTTTAAGCTTTTTATCAATAACAGGATTACCAGTCATTATTGAAGCTTTGCCTTCTATCTGTTCCTCAGCTGAAAATGCAGCACTCATTTTGCTCATCTTTTCAACCGTCTTTTCTGTAGCTTCAGATTTACCCTCTAATTCAGCTACTTTCTTAACAAGCTTATCAACAATGTCATAAAGCTCATTAATTTCGCGATGAATTGCATCAATTGCATCAGTTACAGTTTCTTTGTAACCATCAGTAGCTACTTCAGGATCAACTGGCTCTTCAGCAGTTTCTACCTTGCGTTTTCCACAAGCAGCATCAACTTCTGCTTTAGCTGCTTCTTCTGGATCAACCTCAGCTTTAGGATCAGTTACAGACTCTACTTTACCGTCTTTAACAACAATTGTCTTTCCATCCTCAGTTACATACTCACCATCCTCAGCAGGTTTGTATTCTCCGTTCTCATCCTGAACATACACATCCATACCAGCGCGTAAGTCTTCATCTGAATCCCAAGTAAGTACACCACTTGATGTCTTTAGATCCGTAAAATTAGACAGCATTCTCGCTAACTCCAATTTAATTTTAGTGAATTTACTCATACTTAAATTTAAAATTTTTATGATAGTTTTGTTTACCTTTGCAACATCTTATAATAGCACTATGATCAAATTTATCCTCTCGTTCAGCATCCATCGAAGAATCCCAAGTTTTTATATAAACATCATTCAAATCTGTTTGAATTATACGTTTACTTACTTTTTGCCTGGATTCTTTACTCTGTACAGAACCTAAACGTACTAATCTAAGCTTATCTTTTGTTTCATCGCTTATAATCCTTCCTCTCTGTTTTGCAGACATTTTATTTCTAGATTCGATTGTATGAATCTGTCCTTTATTGCCTCCTCCACCTAATGTAAGATTATAACCATTTGAATAAGTATCAAATAATTTAATATATCTCATTTCTGCTTCATCCAGTTTTGTTCTTAGTAATTCAGCTGTTGAACAGCAAAATACTTGCAGAATATCCCATTTAAAGGAATCAAAACCATAATACTGAATTGCATTATGAAATTTATCATTCTTAGTTCTGTACTTATGTTCTTTTTGTCTGCGACTAAAATCATTAGTCTGCCCAACATATTTTGCACCATTAGTTTGATTGGTTGCTAAGTATATACATCCACTATACATTAACCTCTTTTTAATGTTTAACTCTTTTTATCTTCTTAATCATATTAAGGATCTCTTTTATTTCGTCATATTCATCAGACTTTCTCTCTAAAGTAAATAAACCTTCAATTGAGAACCCTTTAAACTTACCAGCTTTAATTGCATCCCAAATAACTTGATTATCTACTTTATAAGTGGCAAATAAAGAACCATCAGGAACATCCTGGAATTCAACTGGAGATATTCCTCTATTAATATCCTTTACATAGATTTCTTGTAGAGTAATTCCATTTAAATCAGAATCTTCTAAATGTTCAATATTCACATCTGTAGTTCTTTTATCATACAGCATCTTCTCTGCCATTTTACGAAGAGTTTCCTTATCATACTGTATGTAGTATTCTCCGAGTTTCTCATCTCGTCTGAAAATTGGGGTATCACTTAACATTAAGCAAGATGTTACTAAATGCTTATCTTCATCCATCGAGAACTTCTGAGAATTACTAAAAGCAACCCAGTTAACTTGTGTAGCTGGTTTACTTGTTAAAGCAACATATTCTATTCCATCACAATCATCAGTAATCACTGCCTGAAATAATGGAAGATCATTATAAGTAATTTCCATTTTTATTAATATATAGCACTTTATAAATTTGTAATATTTTTAGAATATCTAATGTAACCTTTTTACTCATATTTTGTAGTTAATAAGAATAAAAAAGTTACATTAAACATTTCTAGAATGAAGCATTAGATTCAGTAACTGCTACCTTAGTTTGAGCTGAAGTAATGTCAGATTCAACAACATAACACTTAACAGGTTCGTTTAAAAGGTCAGTTTCTTTATCTCCTAATAGGTTGCGAGTATATTCAACAGGAGCTGTATTTAAAGCAGCTGGTGCTGCCACTGCTGCAGATGCTCCACTCACTCCACTTGCACCTGATTCATCTACTTCTCAAATCTTTTTAACATTTGCAATACCTGCAACTACTGCAGCTGCAGCCGCAGCAATACCTAAAGCAGGACCTACAATAGGAATTCCTGCCATAGCAGAGTATGCGCTATTTGCTGCACTATATGTATCAATTAAAGCTTGAGCTGTTGCAAATCCTTTACCTACTTTACTTTCCTCTCCTCATATAGTTGCCATACTTCCTGCAACACTAGATGCTACTGATAAAGTACCTTGTAAAGCCTGTTGTCTTGCTTGTTGTAAGTGTTGATAAGCCTGAGTATTAGCTTGTTCGTTTTTAATTTCAGCATCAGACAAAGCTCTCTTATTCTCATCAAGAATTCGCTCTATTTCAAGCCTTCTATCTGCAGATAATTGCTCATTAGAAAGTTGCTCATTTAACAATTCATTCTCTTGTAAAATACGCTCTCTAGTCAGTCTTAACAGTTCATTATTATACTCAGTTTGCGCCTTATATTGATTATTTAAATCATCTCTGCTTTGGTAAGTAAACTTATAACCTGTTCCATTATAGTCTCCCGCCAAACCGAATGCCTTAGATGCTCCTTGAGTATAAGTAGTTTGGAATGTCTGTTCTACTGGCTCTCTAAGATTACTTGTTGAGGATAAATCTCTGATTCTTTTTAACTCAGCCTGGAAATCATTCCAAGCTTTATCTGCAGCACTTTTTCTTGCATTTTCTTCATCTTCTCTAGCCTTATCTCTAATTTTCTTCAGCTCTTCTTGATGCCAAGCTTCTACCTCTTCAATTCCCCTATTATACTTAATAGCTAATGCTAATAGTCTAATATATTCATCTTCAAGTTCGTCTACGGGATTTTTGGCATTTAGTCTATTCTGTAACCATACATCAAACTCGTTTATTTCTTCTTTAGCCTGTGTAGTGTTATTTTTAATGACTTCTATATCAAAAAATCCTCCGTATTTCTTATTAAGCTCAGCCACATCTTCAAACATCTTTCTAAGTCTTTCTTCTATTTCTCTGTTTAAGTCTGAAAGCTCATTATAAGTGTTTTCTTTGTTTTGCTTAGTATATTCGTATATCTGACCTTGATAGTCCTTCCAAAACATTGCGGTGGCTTTAAAAGCCTGCCAAGCAGATGCCTCTCCAAAATTAGTATCTTCTATCTTATGTTCAAGCTCAGAACGTTTATTTAAATACTCTTCGTAGATTTTAATTGCTTGCTCCTCTATAGCCTGAGCTTTAGCTCTTGCTGTTAAAGCAGCTACATAATTTCCAGTATTATTAATAAATGCATCCTCTGCTTGAGCTACAGTGTTAATATTTAAGCCAGTCTCTTTAATCTTATCTGCATATTTATTAAGGAACTCTTGTTTAGCATCTGCTGAATCTCCAACCCTCTCATATGCTATCTGAAGCTCTTTAAATATAGCAATAGACTTAGAAGAAATTTGATTAGTAGCATCAGTGATAGATTTTCTAAATTCTTCTTGCTCTTTAGCAGCTGTTCTTATAGAAGATACATAATCTATTACCTTATTAATAGCTAATCCAATAGCTGTAGCTAAAGCTATCCATACTGTTACATTACCAATAGTTTTAAGAGCTGTAGTTGCTTTTGAAAATGCTGTAGTTGCCTTAGCAGCTTGTGAAGTCCCATCTGCCAGCCCTTTCGCAGCATCTGCTTGTTTATTCAATGCTGCTGCAATTGCTGGAGAATTCCTTTTTAATCTCTCTAACTCTTCACTGGTGACTTTCATACTGTTAGCAGAATTCTTAACAGTATCATTAAATTTGCCAACTATGGGAATGGTATTAGAGACACTTTTATTAGTAGAATTTATTTCCTCAGGAGTGCCCATTACTCCTTGAATCATACCTACTTTAAAATTAATATTGGCTCCCTCTAAATCTTTTACAACTTTAGAAATATTTCCCAATTCAGTACCAACATTTCCAACAGAAGTGCCAATATTATTTAGTTTAGCGGCATCAATCTGATTAAGATTTTTGGCAGCATTATTCAACCCTGTATTAAATGGAGAGATAAAATCAGTTAATTTCTTAAACCAATTACCTAAAGTAGGCAATTCTTCTAATAAATCTTTTATACCTCCCACACCTTGAACTAAAGCAATAGTAGATTGTAACTTAACCATTACTTTATTTAAATCTTCTGATTCTTTCCCAAATAAAGTAATAGCAGCAGTTGCAGCACCATATCCACTGGCCAACCCAGTGGATATTTTAGCTACACTTTCAAATCTTTGAGCAGTAGTTCTCGAAGATCTTGCTATCTGCTCATTAATCTTATTGAACTCTGATTGTCTTTTACCTAGTAATGCAAGAGTTTCATTATATTCCTTAGTACCAATCTCTAAATCATTCAGAGAACTAGATAACGCATCAATATCCTTCTTTAAAGAGTTTATTGACTTATTACTTGACTTAGTATCAATACTAATAACCTTTTTAATTTCTGTTTGTGCCATTAGATTGTAATATTTTTAATAGTATCTCCATTTAAAGTAAGTTCTTCCTCATATTTAACAACACTTGATAATTGTACTTCAAAATGGAATGGAACTCCTTTTTGAACATATAAATAGTACTCTCCAGTTGTTGCATCACAATATGTACTATCTACAAAGTTGTCATTATCTACATAGATATAAGGTTGTACATCTAATACTTTACCATCTGCATCTATTACTTTTCCAGAAAGCTTTACTGATTTAGATGGATCAGGAGTTTGATAAAAATGTACTTGTCCTAATCTTTCATAAATATCAGATTGAGCTACTAAACTTAAATAGAAGTTATCTTCAATATATTTAGGATTTTCATTATATTCAATAGTCATAGTACTAATTCCAGGTAATCCTTCCATTGGTGAAATATTTGTAATCTTCAAATTATTATACCAACTAACTTTCCAAGGAACATTAGATTCTATAGTTACAACTTTACTTCCAGCTTCATACCCTACAGTAACTTCTGGGTCACTTACTTCTATGTATTTACCTAAAGTAGATACTCCTCCTATATAATTATTAATGTCTTGAACTCTTATAAATTCACATCTGGTAGTTGCATCAGAATTAACATCATAAGCATCTATTTTATTTAATACCCAATAACTATCTTCAAAATAGTAAAACTGTCTTAACATATCAAAGTTTACTTGTAAATCATTTAATTTTACAAAACAAGTAACTTTCTTAGTATTAACATCAAATTGATCAGTATAGAACTCTTTCCAGAATTGAGAATAAATAACACTTTGTTCTGGATATGCAATTTTATCTATATAAATTTCTCTTGGTAATCCAAAATCCCAACTAGATATTACATAATTACTTGATATATTATATCTTATGAATTGTGGTAAAGAAGTTCTTTTAATTGCAATCTTAGCACCAGCTTCATTAGTTTCTCTAGTAGTATATAAATAGCAAGGTTCAGAATCATTTAATACAGACATTTCTGTAATATCATCAGTAATCCAATACGTAATAGGATTGCCATCAATATCTTTCATCTCTACATTGCCATTATAAAATAGTAATGTCGATTTAATTTCTTCTAAACTTTGCTCATCATTATCTAATGAATAGAAACAAGTCTTTGCAAATATATCATTACCAGGAACATCTCACCACTCTGTAGTCTTAGATGAATCAATGAAATTTACTCCATAAAGATCCTGATCGTTTGTTTTTCTTTCAGTAGACGTAGAATGGAATAATTGATAAGTAATATTATCATTTAGGAAGCAGGGAACTGGCGAACTTGAACTATTAAAATAGTTTCTATAATACTTATCTACATCTCTTGCAGATATTACATTTTCATATAAGTTATCTGAGTATAAATCTGTATTATCACTATTAAAATTATATCCTGTATCTAATCTCTGTTGCCCATAAGTTATATCATACTGTTTATTATATTTCTTTGCATAATACGTCTCAGGAGCTTCTTGTTTCATAGTATATCACTTCTTATCAAATAATAATAGATTAACTGAAAAATCTTTTGAATAATCAATTCGTTTAGACCAATCTGTTATCTTATTTTTAAAGAAGTTGTTTCTGGTAAATATTCTAATAGTTTTGGAATCTATATCTTTAATAAAATATAATCCAAACATTTTAGCATAGCTAAGTAAATAATCCGCAGGTGTAGATTCTGTCTTTAAAAGCTTCTGCTTAGTAATAAGAGCATCAGATGTTACAGCCGATGGCCAACTTGCAATTAATGTATATTGATCTGAATCATATAAAAATTCAGATCATCCTGCTACTCTTGATGCAGTAACATTATTTGGGTTCATATTATCTGAAATCCATAAAGCATCTTGATTATAGAGACTTTCTGTTCTTCTGGCAAATTGAATTGACACCCTTATCTTATTTACTTTTGGCATATCTTTAACCACAAATCTAAAGGTATTGCTTCCAGTATCACTTTTAAAATAGTACCTCTGCCCACTATCTTTAACAAAATGGCCATAAATAGCCTCAACAGGAGCATCAGTAAGAGGATAATAATTAAACCAAGTAGATGGTCCAGCTTGAACTTGAGTATTAATCTTATTTGTAAAATTATACAATGGAGAATATGCTATAGGTTTAGATGGAACAGATTCATCATCGGCATTATATACAAGTATCTGAACAGTTAAAGATGTTCTATACGGATCATTATGATACTCAGTATTTCCCATTTTTCCATTGCGTACATAGGATAAATAAAGATTATTTGCAGAGGAACTAGCATTAGCATTGAAGAACACCTGAAAATCCATTGAGATATTTACTAAAGTATTAGCAGGTGTTGCAGATAAATCAATAATATTTCCTTCTCCAGGAACTATTACCTCGCTGCCATCAACAGAAGTATATCCTCAATTATATGAAGTTGTTGTTCCTCCAGGTTTTAATCCTACCCACCAGTTATCTGCTCCATATTTAATAAGCTTTGCGTTCTCTTTAATAGAATCTGATTCTTCATCTTCACTACTTCCAAGCAAGGGAAGAGCTACAAATGATTTGCTCCAATAAGGATTTGCATAATTAAAGAAGTAATCATCAAATATTACATCATATCCAGAATTCTCTTTTCTACAAATAGTTTCTATAAGCTTAGAAAGTTTTAACACTGGTCTTTGCATATAACTGCGTAAGTCTCTTATTTCCCATTCTGTATAAGCTCTATTTAATTGTGCTAAAGCATAACCATTATATGGAGTATATGTTGTTCCTCCATCGCTTGCAGATTTGGGAAATAGAGTGTCTCCTGCTGTATTTATTAAACAAGTTTCATTGTCAAAATTCTCATATAAACCATTATATGCAGGAATAAATCCAACAAAGCTATCTAATGTAGTAAAGTCGCTATTCCAATAATTATTAAATGATTTATTTACAAAATCTTTATTAATATAAAAATCCATTTCAGTATCAGCAGGTAAAACATTACCTTCCTCATCTGTAATAAAGTATTGTAAATCAGCAAGAGTTCTTAATGATCCATCTTCTTTATATTTAAGCCCATAGAAGAAATCTCCTAAGCCTCCATATAAAGTAATGTTATATGTAATGACCTTCTGTTTAATTTGTATGGTATTTAATTGCATATAACCAGATTCTATTAAATCTCCATTATAATAGATTCCAAAATCAACTCGTTTTGAAGGATTGAAATTAATACCGCTAAACTGACCGTCTTCAATATGTTGTAATCTATCTAATTTATAGATTTCTCCAAATATCTTATTATTATTTTTGGTACCAGGTATAGAAATCGTCTTACTAAACGAGTTCTTGACTATAGTGGGGTTTTGGAAATCCTCAACTGTATAAGTTATAGGAAGACTAATTCCCTCACTACAGTCAACCTCTTTATTTGCAATAAATAGTTTTATATTCTTTCTCATTTTATTTTCTATATTTATCTTGAGAACTTTGTACTTCTATAGTATAATAAAACATATTTTTACCCTGATTACTATATGTCTTATACTCACAACTATTATTAGTAATTATTACAGGAATAATCTTATTATCCTCCAGATTATGTAAATATACCATAGTAGATTCTAATAGATGGTGCATCTTTGATGCTTGAGTATCTGTAAGATAATTAGTATATAAAGTCCATTCTGGAACTATAGTGTTTAAATACTTATTTTTACTAAACTGAGAAGCGGTATTTAATACCTTTCTTATATAAGTCTGAGATTCAATTTGATCCGTTTGTTTAACATTACCTTGTACTAATAAACTATCCCATCCTCCATAAGCATTAGTATAATATAATACATAATTCTTATTAGTAGTATCAATCTGATAATTAATAGTTGTAGTAAAAGAGCCAGATTCAACAAATCCTATTTCATATTTACTCTTGCATTCCAAAAGTAAATTACCTAAAGGTTCTGCATAAGTATAACCATTAATTCCTTGTCTTAATGTAATATCTACATTAGTTACTACTCCTTCAGGTGTAGTATAACGTCTATTAAGCACACCTTCACCAGTTGGGAATATCCAACTACATAATACATACTGTCTTGAATCAACTAAAGTGCTAATAGGGTCACTTAAGAAATAAGGCTTAGTTAAATCTGTATCTTTATAAGACCAATCATTAAAGAATGTTACAGGCTTTTCACTACCGCTTGAAGTTATTAATGTAAAGGTTTTTAAATAGTTAGGTATAATTTCTGTCTTTCCAAAAGATGGAAATATAATGCCGTTATCTAAAAAGTCTTCAGATACATCATTAAGTAAAAATTGTACTCCTGTAGCATCAGGATATTTATAAGCTTTACCAGCATAAATAGTATCTCCTGCATAATCAAGATGATATTCTATAAAATCATTTAAAGTTTCCTCTTCTCATATATAATCTTTCCATATTGGAGATATATCTGCTTTAACCTCTTGTACAATATTAAAGCCATAACTATAAGAAATAAACTTATTAGTTTCATAATAAGCTCCTAATTGAATAGTTCCAGTAAGATTAGTATTTCATTCAGTATTAGCATCTACTGTAATCTTAAACTTAATAGAGCAGGAATCTCATTCTAATACCTCAACACTCACTAAAGCAGTAGCATTTACTACATCACAAGTTCATTTAATAATATCTGCTCTACTTAATATATATTCAACAGTATAAGTACCTCCAGTATTAGGCACTGTTATACTGCCATTTGCAGGATAATATCCAGGGGCTTTACTATGAAGATAAACTGGCATAGTATCTTCCAATAAAGCAGTAGTATGTCCTCTTGGGTATAATCTAAATATTGTAGAAGAGTCCGTTGTAATCGTTGAGGGATTTCTAAAGTTAATAGTACAACCGCTTGTACTTGCATTAGAAATAGTAACATCTAATGGACCCTCTTCTGAATAGTCATCTCCTCATAGCCAATAATCATATACTCCTGTAAGACCCCATCCTGGATTTTCCCATTTAACAGGATATGTTCCTGTACTTCTTGGTATTCCTAATTTACTTGGTATAAATGTCATTTTTAAAAGTCTTTAAATAAATAATAATCTACTTGTCCTTGTAAGTCTTTAGTTATAGCATCATCAAGAAGTTCCATATAATTGTTCTCTATATATTCTATAGTATTAGTAAGTGGATGTTTTCCTTGAGTTCCTTGAAGATGTATCTTTCTTCCAATTAAATATGCAAGTTGATCTACAGTAGGTAACTTGCCATTATAAGGTCTTGGAATTACTGGCTTAGTTTTAATCCAACTCTTTATATCAGATAATGGAGGAAATTTACCAGCAGCTCTGCCTTCTTCAACATATTCTCAATAATCTAATAAGCTAAAATTAACCTCATAGTCTCCATCCTGAGTCTCAACTATATAGTTTAAACTATTACCTAATGCTCCAGTGTCATCAGATCTGGTTTTAACTAATTCCTGTCTATAAAGAGAAATTATAAGATCTCCTCACTTTCTTAATAGCTCACTTAAATTTGAGAACTTTAATTCTTGAATATTCATTTTTATTAAAATATATTATTTTATATATTAGTAGCTAATGAAAATAGGGAGGTGTACTCCCTATTTTATATGTAACTTTTTTATATTATCTTAGTACCAAATATGAGTAAAAAGGTTACAGTTAATGTTTTCTTTTTCATTCTTCAATCTGTCTATTTTCTTCATTAGCTTTATCTATAACATAGCATATAAGATTCAGGAACTCTTTAATCTGCATATCATATATCTGATGCCAATTAAATCTGGTAACTTCACTCACCTTATCTATTCAGATAATTCAGCTTCATTTTTGAGTAAAAGGATTAATCGTCTCGTCTGTATTAAGCTCTTCAGAAGTTTCCTCCTTTCCAGTTTGTCCCTGGTTTTCCTTAGTCTCTTCTTCATCTCCCTTTCCGAAGAGTGTAGGGTACTCAGCGTTGATACTTGCAATAAGTTTACAAAAAAAAACATTATGTCTGAAAATATATCTATTGTTAGATGAGTATTTAAGAATTCTGCCTCATCAATAGGGTCATAATCTTCTCCATACTTCTTTCCATTAGGTAGTAAGAAACAAGCTGCTAGATTAGGCATAAAATCATCATACTGCTTATAAAAATTCTGAAAGTCAATATATTGACTGGCCGTCATCTTATTAACATTAAAAAAGACTTTATATTCTTTATTACCAATATTATAAGTAGTTTCTGGGGTTTTTGGCTTATATGGGGTCTCTATAAATTTAAGATTATTTATAAATTCTTGTAGCTTGTTTACTTCCATATTAGTTATATCTTCTATAGGTATATCACTAAGTACAGATACCATAGCTAAATTCATATCTAATTCATTTTCCCAGTCTTTTCGTATTATCTCAAACAGTCTTTTATAATGAGATAAATCCATTTCATTCCAATTCTTTATCATTATTTAATTGCAATATTATAAGTTCCTTTATTTGTATTTAAAGCATCATAAGCTAACATTAAAGATATACAAGTATCATCATTAAAGCCAGATGGAGCATTATATGATACATTTCCAGTCTTTGGATTATAACTGGCTTCATATAGTCTTAATTCATTTAATAGTTTATCATCCTTTAAAATACCAATCTTTTCGTTTTCTAATGCAGCTTGTAGCTTATTTACAATAGCTGCTTTAGACTTATTAGTAGTTAAAAACTTAACTATCCGTAATTTAGGATTCCTTTTTACAAGAATATCATAAAACACTGAACCTATTGAGTTTTGTTCGACTTGAACTATCTTTATAAATCCCTGATACTCAGTAAATATATTTGTCAGTAAATCAACTTGTTCTGTTGGAGTTTTGTCGTTAAAATACTTTATAAAGACCATCTGCCCATTTTCATTTAAAGCTGTAATACAAGTATAGTCTTTACCAGAACCAGTAGCCCAGTCAACTCCAATATAAAGATTATGATATTCAGGTTTTTTATCAATTATGCAGTTAGATATATTATTAAAGAGACAACCATCATCATCTGCAAACTCCCCAAGATATTCAGTTCTAAATTTATTTTTGGAGGTTGTAAGGCGATACATTTCAAGTTTATCCTCACTCAATAGCACAGAGGTATCTTCTAATGCTCAATCAAAGGATTGATAATATTTGCTAAAATTGCCATCAAAGCCTTTTTTAAAGCATTCATAAAAGAATCCTTCTCTAAACCTTGGAGTACTAATTATAAGTATTGGAGCATTCCATACATCAGTGGTAGGCTTAATAATTTCAAATACTTCATCTTTAAGATAAGCTGCCTCATCAAGTACTAATAATCCACTAACGGAGAATCCTCGTAATGAATCCATTTGTTCCCCAGATCTAAATAGTATAGAACTGCCATTATTAAACTCTAATTCTAATAAGGTTTCATTCTTTCTCCTTAATATATCAGAGTCTATAACAGCTTGTACGAGTTCTTTAAATACCTTTCTAGATTGTCCAAGAGTTGGTTCAACTATACAATTAACACTCCCAGGATAATTTATAGCGAATCTCAATAATTCATTTTCTGCTAAGAATGATTTACCTACCTGTCTCTTTGCTTTAATTGTAAAGATTTTACCAGACCTATATGAGTCATTCATAGCAGTATGTACCTTTAATTGATAGATAAATGGGCTATATCCTTTATATATTTTTGTCATTGTTAATTGGATCTCCAAATTTAAACTGGACTTCATTATTCTGAATAGCTACAATAGTCTCAGGTTGATTTAATCCAAACATACTATTTATAGTCTTAATAATCTCATTTGCAGCTCTAATATCTCCCTTACTAATAGCAGTATCCAGTAATGATTCCAATCTTGATAATTGTATATGTCTAAGATTTTTTATAAGGTTATCATTCTTTTCAGCAATTATCTTATAAGCTTCTCCAATATATCTTGCAGCTGTTGATTGGCTTACATTATATTTACTTTGGAGTTCTTCACTTACTTTATTCCTTGACCATCCTTTGTTAAATAACCTTGCAGCATAAAGATATTTAGTCTTTACTTCGTCTATTTGTTCCTTTTCTACCTCTGCCTTTTTCGGTCTCCCTACTTTCTTCTTTATTTGCTCCTTCATCCTCAATAGTTTTTAGTTTTTCAACATATTCAAAGTAGTAAACTCCAAGTCTCTTTATAAGGTTAAGAACACAAGTTCCGCAGTTTATATTCATTTTATATGGCTGCTCTATTAGTTCCTCATAAATAGCTCTCATCCTTTCAGTATCTTCCTTTTGGATATTACGACAATAGTTAGCTCTAACAGCACATTTAAACCTATTATCGAATTTACTTAAATATTCATACTGTTCTTTTGTTAATTCTTTCATTTTTATTTAAAATATATTATTTTTAATCCAAGTATTTATAAACTATATCTATTAGTTTGGTAATCATATCTTTAATTAGAATCATACAATCCTTTATAACTGGAGTCATAAATGCAATTAAAGCAATATATGCAATCATTAAGAAGCTTAATTGTCCAGTTACTAAGATATATAGTAAACTTGCCCACCAAGTGCAGCATAGAGAACATCCAAATAAAGGTATAGACCAATCAGTATATTTAACTCCAGGATATAGTTTACTTCATACCCATCTATTTGCCTTGTCCATAGCTCCAGATAAATCAATGCAGAAGACAAGAA